GAGTAGTGATAGTTTGCTTGTGCTGTTGTTGTTGCACTTACAGCACTGTAAGTCATTGTGCCACCACCGCCGCCGCTAGGTTGATCAATAAAAGTCAATACTCCTGCACCGTCAGTTTTGAGTATTTGATCTGCGGAGCCGTCTGTAATAGGGAACGTATAAGGAAGCGCTGTCATTTGATCATTTGTTGCGTTGTATCTTAACACTTGACCATTTGTCGATAAGCTTTCTTTACCCATTTCAAGTTGATCATGCACTACCCATTCATAATGTGATGTGCCGACAATACTAAATACTTCAACTAAACAACGTGAGTTAAAATACTTCATTGAAGCGCCACTATTTCCGGGATTCGAGCCGTCCTCCGACGGGTCAATAAGGCCAGGATTATTCAACTCTAAGATGCGTAAAGTACCATCACCATGATTAAAAAATTTAAATCTATATTCTAGTGATGTATCAAACCCACGATCTGGCAAAGTTGCTGTTGTAGTTGTTCCGCTTGCAGTATTGACAAAGTAAAATGTATTGTCAGATGCTGTAAAGTCAGCACTACCAACAAATGACGTTGTATAACCACCGCCCCCACCGCTTATAGTACTAAATGCAAGATTCCCACTGCCATCTGTTGTGATTGCTTGACCGCTTGTACCATCAGCAACAGGCAAACGCCAGGTTTGAGAGCCACTTAATTCTGAGTGAGCAGGTGATTTAAGGCCCACATAGTGAGCATCAGCACTCTCACAGTATAGACGTAGCTCAGCAGGATTTGTATTACCCCCTAAGAACACATGCCCTGTACCATTAGGTCTAAGAATAAGATTAGCATTTGAAGCTGTTACAATCTCATTAGAGTTTGTGTCAAGATCACCGCCGAGCTGTGGCGCTTCATCGTCAACCACTGCATTCAAGCCACCGCTTGCAGGTGCCACCGCTTGCCACTCGCCTGCTGTGTTGTCATAAGTCAGCACGTTACCATCTATGCTTGCGCCTGCTGTAAAGCTTACGTCTGACAAGTCATTTAGACCAATAGCGCTCAATGCTGTGCTTACACTTTGATTTGAAGCATTACCTAAGAAGATCTTATCTTGATCAAGATTAGGAGTAGCATTTGAACGACCAGCGCCACCGACTTTGATGATTCCTGCGCTTGCATCCGCTCTCACTACTCGACCAATGTTCTGAATCAAATTGCTTTCGCCTGTTGGCGCTGAACTAGTCAAGGCTCCGGCTGTGGTCGCTGAAACATAAACTGTGTCATGGGACGAAAGTCATCCCAATTCAATTCAAGATTCATCAAGTATGCCTGTGCTGCTTCATGGAAATCAGTTCCCCGTGCAGTTGCTTTCTTCGTGATACGATTTGCTTCTTCAATACCTACTCGCTTCCTCCACTTTGCGAAGATCTCTCTGTTATAGAAAGATGTCACAGAAGTAATGGAGGGCACCCACTGTCCATCAGGAAGATTGTAGAAGCGGATACCCTGTGTTTCTTTTTTGTTTAGTTCAATGTCACCTAGAAAATTATGATGAGTGAAGTTCATAGATTAAGATCTGTTTTCGCAAGCAAGTATTCTTTACAGAGTCCAGAACGGACAATATCTTCAACACCAAATTCAATGATGTCAACGGATGGCATTACTCTGAGAATTTTCATGAAATCAGCGATTCCATTTCTCTCATTCTGTTTAACCAAATCAGTCTGAGTTGCATCACCACAGAACATGATCTTAGTGTCTTCACCAACCCTGGTAATAATACTATCAAGTTCGTGGAAGTTCAAGTTCTGATATTCATCAACAATGATGATTGCTTTATCAAGAGTTGTACCTCGAATGAATGAGGTGCTCCAGAAACTAATGGTGCCCTGAGTCTTCAAATTACCATAGAGCATTTCAAAGTCTGTCTCTGTTGGAAGAGAGAACATATACTTTACCATATTCTTATAAGGAATCTGGTAAATGTCAGACTTGTCCTCATGATCTCCAGGAAGGAAACCAATCTCTCTAGTCGCTACAAGTGAACGAACAATGTAAATCTTTTCGTAAGGAGATCTTTCATCCAATACATCTCTCAGTGCATTATAAAGAGTGATAAAAGTTTTACCTGTTCCCGCTGCACCATACGCAACTAGATTTTTATCATTAGCGTATGAGTCAAATAGTTTTTCTTGATTATCAGTAAGGGGATCAATATCCCTCATCAGTTCAGTATTAATTGGTTTGCGACGTTTCATCTGCTTAGCAGTTAAACCGACACCAATGGGTTGATCTCTTTTTCTTTTAGCAGGCATAGATTAAACAGGCTTGACGTTGGAACCAGGGTACTTAGATGCACGACGTAAAACATCGTTCCATCCAGGATGAGACTTTTTGAGTTTATCGTAAACTTCTCCAATCTCAGCACAATTAGGTGCGGTGGTTGGATCACTCCAGTCTCTTTGCCATTCAGGATTGTCTTCTATCCACTGATCCCATTCATGTACGCTAAGTTTGACATCCTTCTGTTCACCAGTTTCCTTATTAATAACAGGGTATGTAGCCATAGAAATTAACTTACGATGTAATATTTATTCACCACTCTAGTGCTTCAGCAATAGAAGGGAACTGTTCTTTGAATACACGCTTGGCATCGTTAGCGATGTCCATGTGCTCCTTCTGTGTGCCATTAGCAGAGCGCAAATCGATATAATGGATCCACGATCTAATAGAGCCCGTCATGTAGAGTCTTGTGGGCACGGCGAGGGGAAGCACAAAACGAGAACACTCCTTTGCAATTCCCTCACGGATCAGTTCATTGTAGAGATCCATACCTTCATTAAAGTATGCCTGAATACGTTGCTGCAAGAACTTAGTTTTTTCAGGATCAACATCGTCAATAGAGTTCTGACGATTTTTTTCATCCTGACGACGCAGTTCAGGAACAGGAATACCAGCATCCAACCAGTTGACATCAGCATACCGCTGGGAAAACTCTTGATATGGGAAGCTACGGTGACGCAGCACTTGAGCCGCGATACCTCTGGTAGTGTTCAATTCAAGAGTCATGAACGCTTGTTCAAAGATACTCCAATGCTGATGCTTGATACAATACTTCAACAACCCAGAGAACTTTTCGTTCTCCTGATTTTGTGGATTGCTTACGCGAGCACAATAGGCAATGTGTTTCTCCGCGTCAGGAGTTACACTGATCAGTTTTACGTCGTTCACTTAATTTCAGTTCTTTCTTTACAAGTTTAGCATACAATACATCCTCTTGGGAATACCACTCGGGATGTTTCTTTGCTCGTTTAATGATTTTCTTTGCTGCTTTTTTGAGAGATAATTCTTCCATAGAAGTTAGTCTGGGTAACCGTCGTCGTCCTCAAAAATCTCATCGTAATCAGTTATTACTGCGCTACTACCTTTACTATTATATTTAGACACATCTGAATATACTTCAGATTCCAAAACCTCTACCAAAGATTTAAGGTTACGCACGATCAATTTAAGTCGTTCCTGCTGTTCTGCTTCCATAAAAAAAGGGGGCGTATGCCCCCTATTCTATCAACCTATTGTTAGTAAGTCAATCACTTGGTGTAAGTGTGTCCGCGATAAGTGAACTTGCCGTGGACTTCCTTAGGTGCAGATGCGAACTTCTTAGTCACAATACCACGATAAGCGGTGTGAGTAATTTGTGCATCGTGCAGTGCAGACTGCTTTTCAATCTGCTTGCGAATGAGGTTGAGTGTGTTCATAGTAGACTCCTAAAAGAATGGAAATTAACCTTCTCTCGTTTCCGAGGATCCGTTTCTCCGTTCCTTCAGTCGTTTGCGTCCTCAAGAGGATGAACGATCCGTTCCGCGACTTACTTGCGTCCCCGAAGGGATGAACGATAGGGTAATTATACCCTTCATAGATTATATAGTCAAGCAGTTTTGTAACTTGTGATACCGTTTATAAAAACATTCCTTGATCACTCATGTACTTCAAAGTTTCCTTTAAATTTCCACGATGATTTAAACCAATAGCAACCTGAGGGTACTCTGCTTCGCTACCAAACTCAGCACGGAACTGCTTATCACTAAAATCTACACCAAGTAAGAACTCTCTTACCTGTTGATCACATGCCTCAAGAACCATCTTTGCTCTTTCAGATTCTTGACTACCGTTACTATAAACAAGTGCTTCAATCATGACGCTTTCTCCAATCGTCGATTTCTTCTTGAGTGGGTACAATGATTCGGAAAGCAAGTCCTTCTTCCTCAAACTCTTCATTCATTTTTTCATATGTTTCTGGTGTGATCTTTTCAGTCACGTTGCCTCCAGTCATCAGGTTTGTCACGTTGAAACCAATCTCTTATCTCATCAGCACTATCGAATCCCGTGTTATAATTGGATGGATCGGGATCTCCTAAACCCATCCTATTCATAAAATCATCAACACTACCTTCCTCAATATCGTGAGCGGCTTGACGACTTGCTTTGTTCAACCAATCTCTTGCAAGGGTATGTGCCTTAGCAAGTTTCTCTGCCCAGATCATATCCTCTAAAGGAACTTGTTCTTTGTTGGCGATGCAACGGCAGATGGACTCCAAACGAAGTCGATACGCGGTAGAAAGCATTTTAGTTCGTTTTGAGTTTGTCTTTTAGATCCAAAACCTTATTGACTTCATTCACAGCAGCAGACATCCTCGCACCAAGGATATCCATGATATCACTGTAGATTATTTCATTATCCACGTAGTCATCGAAGTAAGTGTCGATTGCTTCTTTGAGATATCTTTTTCGATGCCACTCAGGACTGTAAGGTTTGTAAGTCATAATTAAAGTATCATGTGGATATTTAGTTATTGCTCAACGCTCAATGTAACTAAGGTTATGGTTCTCTGATTTTAATTGATGAATGATAATATCGCAACCCACCTTAGGTTCTGCGTCACCACATGTAAATATATCGACTGCTGCTTCTCCTTTCTCAGGCCAAGAATGAATGCTGATATGACTTTCAGCGAGGAGACAAATAGCAGTTACACCATATGGTTCAAACTTTTTTGAGATAGTTTGAACAACTGTTGAACCACTTGCCTCTGCAGCAATCTCCAACAATTCTCTTAAATATGTTTCATTATTCAGATTTTCAAACTTACATCCATAAAGATTGAGGAGATAGTGCTTGCCCATCATTCTATTGCTTCTGAGTCGATACCATATTCTTCAACAAGACGATCAACTTTTGTTTTGATATTAGAGAGTTTAGATACTTCAGCGATATTTGATTTTTGAAACTTCTTCAGTTTTTTATATTTCTTGACAAGTTTAGTAAC